TCCTTGATTTTATGCAGGGCCGCTTCCGGGGAATATCCGTCGTCCGCGATTTTCCCCTCTATGTATTGCGCCAGCTCGTGGTCGTTCCCCAGTTTGATGTCTGGCCCCTTGGCCCGCAAATTCTCCTGATACTTCCGCTCCGCTGTCTCTGCGCAGTATACCTCCCTGTCCACAAGGTTAGTGTCCCGCTGTACGGTCTGCCCCCTCTTGATTTCCCGCATTATCGTTGTATAGTCCACCCGGAGAGTGCGCGCTATCTCCGTTTTGCTCTTCTTCTCCTTTAGCATTTTTTCGATTCTAAGCCGGTCCTTCCATTGCAGATGTGAAAACATCCGTCCCTTTTCGCTGCTCATTGTGAAATACCCCCTTCTGCGTTTTTGTGGGATATTAACACAGAATAAGGCAGAAAATCAATAGCTCAACCGTTCTAAAAGCACAGTTGCCGTAGGCTAAAAAGCCTACGGCAAAATTATTTTTCCTCCGCCTCCAGCAGCCAGTCGGTCGTCACGCCCAGGGCCTCGGCAATGGCCCGCAGTTCAAAGTCCTGCACCATCCGCAACCCGTTTTCGATTCTGGAGATGCAATCCCGCTCCAGGATAACGCCGCTCACCTGCACCCGCGCCGCCAGGTCTGATTGCGTACACCTCTGCCGCGTCCGCTCCTGTCGTATCCTCTCGCCTGATACGTTCCTCTGGCCGTTGTAGTTAAACGCTTTCACCCTTCCACCTCCAAATTTGTGTGGCGTATTACGGATTTTTGTTTGACATTACCACATTGCAGGCGTATCATTGTGGCAATATCCCACTTGTGGGAATACCACACATTTTGCGGGGCGGAAAGGTGGTGATACTGTGTCGTTCTTTACCGTCTCAGCTTCGTCCAACTCCCACCGCTCCGACGAACCGCCGTTGCTAAAGCATGGTCCCTTGTCTATCATACCCATCTCCGCTTTCGACGGATACATTTCTCCCTCTGGTGGCTTGATAAGCTATGGCTGTTTCGATATACGGGGGAAGAACCTATCAACAAAGCGGAAGGTCCG